ACAGATGCGGGTTTGAAGAAGCTACTTAGCCACCCTAAGCGCGCTGTTCGCATGGTTACAGAAACTCGTTTAGGTATTAAGTCAACGATTGAGCAGACGCGCACGGAGGCGTTTATGGGCATATCGCAACGGGGGCTTCTACCTATCATGCTTAATTACTACGGTGCTCACACAGGTAGGTTTTCAGGGGGAGACAAAGTTAACTTACAGAACCTGCCCCGAGGAGGGCAGTTACGCAGGGCTATTACCGCACCAGAGGGCAAGGTTCTCGTAGCGTGCGACTCTAGCCAGATTGAAGCGCGAGTCGTTGCGTATTTGGCAGGGCAGACTGATTTAGTAAACGCGTTTCGTAGAGGGGACGATGTTTACTCGTTGTTTGCTACAGATGTCTACAGTAGGCAGATATCCAAGGCTGACAAGGTTGAGCGTCATGTTGGTAAAACAGCTATCTTAGGACTGGGCTATGGTATGGGTGCCGCGAAGTTCTTAGACACTATGGTGTCAGGATTTATACCTGTTGACATGGATGACAACGAGGCTGCGCGTATTGTCTCTCTATACCGTAATAAGAACAGCAACATAGTTAATCTGTGGCGTACATGTGGAACTGCACTAGCCGGTCTGCAAGCTAAAAACCAAGGAGACATATGCAGTTTGATAAGTTACGACAATGGACGCATACGCTTGCCCAATGGACTGCACATGCAGTATCCACTGCTTCGCCACAAAGGTAATAACTATGAGTACGTCAACAATGCTAGGTCGTTTCGTAGTTTAGCTGCAGCAAAGTTGCAGAACGCAGCCGTTGAAGTGCCGTGGACTAAAATATATGGAGGGAAGGTAGTAGAGAATATTACACAAGCTGTAGCGAGGATAGTTGTTTCAGAGCAAATGGTTGCTATAGGCAGACGGTATAATGTAGCGTTTCAAGTCCATGATGAGGTTGTATGTGTAGTAGACGAAGACGAAGCAGAAACTTGCCGCGACTATCTTGTTGGCGTAATGTCTACACCCCCCGTGTGGGCACACGACTTACCCGTCGCCTGCGAGGCTGACATAGGCGCGAATTATGGAGAAGCTAAATAGATGATTGAACTAACTCATTCCTACTCTGCTATTAAGATGTACGAGAATTGCCCAAAGCGGTACCACCATCAGCGCGTACTTAAAGAAGTTACGGACAAGGGAAACGAGATAACACAATGGGGAGAACGTGTTCACAAGATGCTAGAAGATCGACTGGCGGAGAATACGGAGTTACCACAAGAAGTAATTCGCTATGAGCCCCTGTGTAAATCTATGATTCGTATGGCAGAAGGCGGAGAGTTGCTGCCAGAGGAGGAGATGACGCTCAATGCCTCGTTAAAGCCTACAGGGTGGTGGGACGCAGACGCTTGGCTACGAAGTAAGATAGACGTATTAATTATTAAAGACGGTGTAGGCGCTATGTTCGACTGGAAAACAGGTAAGCGCAGACCTGACCCCAGTCAATTAGAGTTGTTTGCCCTTCAAGTGCTCACCCATAGGCAAGATGTTAAGAAAATAAACACATCTTTTGTGTGGCTTAAAGACTTAACTATGGACTCAAAATCTTACACGCGCGCGGACATACCAGAGTTGTGGGAGAAGTTACTCGGTAAGATAGCGCGCATAGAGCAGTCCGCTAAAACAGATAACTGGCCTGCTAGGCCAAGTGGCTTGTGTAATTTCTGTCCGTGTAAAAGCTTTTGCGAGTATGTATAGTTTAAGTTGACAAACTTAACAGTAGGTGTAGTATATAAATGGCCCAAACTCCTGAAGGTAAAATAAAAAAAGCGTTAGATAAGATGCTGCAAGCTGAAGGAGTTTGGGCGTACAGTCCGCAGGCTGGCCCGTTTGGAAGCGCAGGAATACCAGATCGTGTTGCTATAGTTAACGGACGGTTTGTCGGTGTCGAGTGTAAGGCCAATAAGAGCAGAAAACCTACCGCACTGCAGACTGCGATAATGGCCCGCATTGAGAACGCGGGAGGAAAGTGCTTCGTTGTTTACGACCAAGCCACAATAGAAGAAGTTAGAGAGTTCATTGATGCTAGTAATAGAGAAAGCAAAGGCGTTACTACTTAATCTAAGTAACCCAGAACGTGTATTGAGCACGGTACCTACCTCTAAGCCGTACAAGTTTAAAGGTAAAGACCTAGTAGTAATTCCACATAGGGTCAAAGAATCCACCAGCCTAAGAGCATTAGGCATAAAAGCCCCGTCCCCCATCCTGCACTACTACGACTGGCCGGGTAGATTTACTCCGTACGACCACCAGCGTATGACTGCTGCTTTTTTGACCATGCACAGTAGGTGCTTAGTGTTGAACGAGATAGGCACAGGCAAAACCCAAAGCGCGTTGTGGGCCGCAGACTACTTGATGAATGCTGGCGTAGTTAAGAAGGTACTAATACTTTCGCCGTTGTCTACTCTTGAGCGAGTGTGGGGAGACGGGATATTCACGGGTTTGATACATCGTAAACACGTTGTGCTACATGGCGCAGCGGCAAGACGCAAGAAGCTGCTAAAAGCAGATGTTGACTTCTACGTTATCAACCACGATGGGTTCTCGATAATATCTGAAGATGCACACAACATGTTTGACCTTATAATTGTTGACGAGGCAACCGTCTTACGCAACCCAAGCACAGTGCGGTTTAAAATGTTTCGTAAGTTTATCGCGCGTAACGAGAACGCGCGGGTTTGGCTAATGACCGGCACACCCACACCCAATGAACCCACAGATGCGTGGGCACTGGGGCATCTTATAAAGAACGAAGACTTACCTCGGACGTACACAGCGTTTAAAGAGCAGGTAATGATGAAGGTAGGGCAGTGGAAATTTATCGCCCGCCCAGAGAGCGTGGACATTGTAAGTAAAGTACTGCAGCCGTCGGTTAGGTATACGCGCGACGAGTGTTTTGATTTGCCTGACACAGTAGTGCAAACACGCAGAGTAATGATGACTGCTGAGCAACGTTTTCACTACGAGACTATGGTCAAGCACTTTATAACGTCTTCCACGGCGCATGATGGCGCTGAAATTACTGCGGTAAACGCGGCTATTAGATTACAGAAACTTGTTCAGATAGCCTGCGGCGTTGCTTACAGCGACGACGGGCAGAACATTGAACTGGACTGCAATGACCGCGTAGCAGCGGTTAAAGAAGTTATACAAGAGGCTGGAGGTAAAGTCATATTGTTCGTGCCGCTTACAGGTACGCTGCACATGTTAGAAAGTAAGTTAAATAAACTGTTTTCTACCGCTGTTGTTAACGGGCAAGTCTCCGCGAACAAACGCAATGACATATTCCATAATTTCCAAAACAGCGAAGACCCTCGCGTGCTTATAGCGCATCCAGCAACAATGGCGCACGGGTTAACTTTGACCGAGGCCAGTACAGTAATTTGGTACGGGCCAACCACTAGCAACGAGCAGTATGTGCAGGCCAACGGGCGTATAGAGCGTATCGGCAAGCGGCATGTGAGCAATGTAGTACACATAGCGGCCACCGATTTAGAGGAAAAGATGTACCAGAGGCTGGCTAGTAAGCAGGCTTTGCAAGATTTACTACTAGAAGTTATTGAAAGAGGAACGGAGTAATGCCAACAGTTGAAAGTGTTATATCGGGGTATTTAAAACTACGCCGGAAAAAGGAGTCCATCGAAGCGGAAGCAAAAGAACGTGCTGCGGAAGTAAAAGAGAAGATGGTGTATTTAGAGAAGTGGTTAAAGGATAAAGCTGACCAAGACGGCGTTAGCTCATTCAAGACCGGAAGTGGAACTGCGTTTCTAACCACGACTGACTTTGCGACTGTCGCGGACTGGGATGCTGTACTAGGATTTGTAAAGGAGAACGAGGCTTTTGAGATGTTAGAGAAACGTGTCAGCAAGAACGCTGTGCGTGAGCATATAGAGGCGCACTCGGCTGTGCCACCCGGTGTTAATTACGGCACCAAGTTAAATATAAATATTAGAAAACCTACCTTAAAAGGAGAGTAGTAGACCCATGAGTAATTTAATTCCAGAGACCGTAAAAGTTCCCGCTCATTTGATGAATGCGATTGGGAAGCCATCAGCATTAGCGACAGCGTTAGGCGGCGGGTTAGGCGGGCAAGATAAGAAATCTCCCCCGCGCATATCTATTAAAGGTTCGCGGTTCCGTATCCTAGAAGACGGTTCAGAAGTTGTTCTGGACAATACTAGGCTAGAAATAATTATAGTCGGAGCTAATCCCCGCTGTAGTAAAACGTATTACGCGCAGCAGTGGGACAAAGATGCTGAACCGGCAGGGCCGGATTGTTTTTCCCTTGACGGGGTTAGACCTTCTGCAGATGTCACAAATCCTCAGAACGATTTATGCGCGTCATGCCCGCAGAATGCTTGGGGATCTAAGACTACTCCAGCTGGGGCACCTATAAAAGCGTGCTCGGACCAGAAGCGCTTAGCAGTTTTACCAGCTGAAGACCCTAGAGGTTCTATGTACTTGTTACAGGTAACGCCTTCAGCGCTTAAGGGGCTCAACACCTACACTAAGGAGCTATGGCAACGTGGGTTTCCGCCGGAGATTGTAAAGACCGTTGTGTCTTTTGATACTGACGCGTCGTTCCCGCGTTTGAAGTTTACATTTGGCGGGTTTATAGACAACGAAACTCAAAGCGCTGTAGAGGGATTGTTTGGCTCAGACAAGGTTAAAGAAATCACGGGTGAAGTTGACTCCGAAACGGTAGGTAAACAGGAAAACGTTGAGGAAAAGCCTAAGCCGCTTTTGATAAAAGAAACACCTGCGCCTGTTGCTGAACCTGAACCTGCACCTGTAGATGCTAGTTGGACTAAGAATGAGGAAGTCGCGCCAGCGTCGGCACGAGGGTTTGGGGGTGCCAAAGCTAAAGCACCTGCTCAAGAGCCAGTTGCGGCACCTGTCGCGGACGCAGACCCCGCAATGGATAAGATGACTAGCGATATAGAAAATATGTTGGAGGGACTAGACGATGAGTAGCATACCGCTGGACTTTGATAAAGTGGAGTCACTTCGCGGGCACATGTTCCTGAGTATGGATTACATGGCTAAGCTATTGGGTGTGTCTCGTCAGACATACCACGGCTGGGTAAATGGTAAGCCTATACGAGCAAAAAACGAGCAAAAAGCTAAAGTTGTGCTTAAGCAGCTGGTATTGTTAGTTAAGCAAGGGGATTGGCCCCCCGCTAAAGCAGTTACTATACCGCATGATGTTCGGTTTGAGGCGCTGCTAGAACTATTAGCAGACTAAGCTGGGGGCTTCGGCCCCCGCATTACAAGGCAAATATGTATGACCACGTTGGAATTTCTACAACGGGTTCTGCCAGCGGAGGGCGTTTACTGCGCCCTTTATATAGAGAATGGTACTGCACGACAATCATTCCACGATTCCGTTGGCGAACTCCGAGAGAGGGTTGAAGAACTAAGACTTGCTAGTAAGAACGTTTACTACGCTATAGCAGCGTTCAAGGACAACAAGCGCGCAAAATCAAACGTCAGACGGCTTAAGACATTCGCGTTAGATTTAGACTGTAAGGAGGACAAAGGATACCCAAACAAGAAGGCTGCAGCGCTTGCGCTGCAGAAGTTTGTTAGCGAGCTAAAGCTACCTATGCCCATGATTGTTTCGTCAGGCAACGGGCTGCATGTGTACTGGGTACTGGAGCGTGAGTTAGAGGTAGATGAGTGGACACCTATAGCTACTGCATTAAAGCAAGCGGCTATACAACGTGGCTTTGAACAAGACTGGGCGGTACCGTCTGATAGCGCGCGGGTGTTGCGACCTGTAGGAACGATAAACCCCATAGGCGGAAAACTTGTCGAGGTTCTACTGGACAGCCCTCCCGTAGACCCAGATTTATTCTTTAATCTTTTAGTGGAGTACCAGACTCCTGTTGCGCTACCCGGAAAAAAACTAACAGCTCCGTCCGGGTTGCTTGCCGCTATGTCTGTTGACTACGAGTACCCTCCCGCCACTGCTTCTGTAGTGACCGCCAAATGTCAGCAGATCGGTTGGGGCGTAGACAACCAAGACAAAGTAGAAGAACCATTTTGGTACGCCATGATGGGTGTGGCTGCGTACTGCTCTAACCCTGAAGACACAGCAAAAAACTGGAGTAAGAACCACCCAGACTACAGCGAGCAGGCCACGCTTATAAAACTAAAGCAGTGGGAGGACGCGGCTACTGGCCCTGCAACGTGTTCTAAGTTTGAGTCACTGAGACCTAAAGGCTGTAGCGGATGTAAAGTTGGCGGGAACATAGGTACGCCAGCTCGATTGGGTGCCAACCACAGGGAAGTTGATACAAGTCAGGACGCACCTAGCGGGGCTATAACTGAGATAGATATACCTAAACCGTTTAAGCGTACGCAGTACGGCATTAAGCGAGTTGTAGACGAGACAGATATAGACGTATGTAGCTTTGACTTGTATCCGGTGAGCTACGGACGTGATGAGATAATGGGCTACGAGACCTGTAGGTTTAAGTGGCACCGCCCACATGAGGGTTGGCAGGACTTAGTGTTGCGACAGGCTCATTTGGCAGACGGCACTTACAGAGACTTTATTACGGCCATTGCTGACCAAGGTGTTGTTCTTGAGAACAAGAAACAGACAGAGTATTTTCAGATGATGCTTCGATCTTATATGAACGAGCTGCGCAAAGTTCGGGCGATGACAAACCTTTACGCCACTATGGGCTGGAAGGACGAGTACAAAATATTCGTACTCGGTGACACGTTGTACAAAAGAACTACTGACGGGTCAGTTTCTGAGGAATCTATTCGTTTAGCTGGTGCCGGTCAACGCCCTGCGAACGATATGTTTGGCGAGCGGGGCCAAGCTAGTACGTGGACTAACATGACGAATGTACTACCGAAAGCGGATCTTAACGCACACATGTTTGCCATAGGCGTTAGCTTAGCATCACCACTGCTTGCGTTTACCGGGCTAAACGGGATGACAGTATCTTTGTTTGGCGATACAGGGGGAGGTAAATCATTGGCGCAGCTTATGGCGCAATCCGTATTTGGAGACCCCACTAAGCTACACTTTCAAGCTAAGTATACTCAGAACACGTTGTTCAGTAGGTTTGGCCTGTACTCTAACTTACCTGTAACGATTGACGAAACTACGCTAATGCCGGACAGGGAAGTCGGTGACTTTTTGTATTGGGTAAGCCAAGGTAGGGACAAAGCTAGACTTAACAGGAACGCAGAAGAACGCGAATCTAAAACATGGTCTACGTTCTGTATGGTATCCACTAACAAATCTATGAGCGGCAAGTTAATAGCGTCAGGATTAGACACAGACGCGCAGATGGCTAGACTGCTGGAGCTGCAGGTTCCCTGTACGTCTTTGTTTTCAGAGAGCAGCGCAGTAGGCCGAAAGCTGTACAAGTTAGTGACCGATAACTACGGGCACATAGGACGTGCGTTCGTTAAAAAACTTGTTGGGATAGGCGAGGCGGGTATCCACGCTCTGATCGCGGAAGCCACGCACAAGTTTAACTCTCGGTATGGTGTTAAGTTTACAGGACAGGAGCGCTACTGGGAGCAAGTACTTATACTCACAGATTTAGCGCTTAGACTGGCGCACAGCTGGGGGCTAATAAAGTACACGCCAGAGCAGTGCATTAAATGGGCTACTGCGCAACTACCTATGCTGCGAAAGAGCATCGCGGATAACCAGATAGACGCTTTCGATTTAATTGCTGAATACATAAACGAGCAGGCGGCTGAAACAGTGCGGGTTATGCACACCATGGGTGACAGCAAGCCTATAATGGACTTTGCTCGGGTGCCACGGGGTAGCATCCACGTTAGGATAGATGTGTACAGAAAGAACGTCGCCCAGATGTTCGACAGCGGCACAGTCATGTTGTCTAGTACGCATTTTCGCAAGTGGCTGTCATCTAAAGGGGGAGATTGGCACAGCCTTGTAAGTAGCCTAAACACGGAGAACGCAAACGCAACGCCTAAGTCGAAGAAGTTCTCACTGGGCAAGCATACCCCTATTCAGTTGCCGCAATCATACGTGTTAGGTATAAACTTGTCGCACCCAAGGATGCAAGCCCTCCTTGACCAAGCGGACGAGGAGCTTAGTGACTTAACATTAGGCAGCTTACAATCCATGGACACGGGCGCTAAGCTAAACTAGTAGCCTAGTAACTCAGCACCTGACGCCATTTGCTGCCGCGCGCTTATAGGTACAGCCTTGAGCGCGCGCTCTCTAGCTGGACGGCGGGCTTCTCTAAGTCTACGGTACGCATTTTTAGCAAAGTTGTTTATCTTTAAGCCTGAGTCTTTATTTCTGGCGTTCCACTCGCGCACTTCCCGCAATACTTCGTTAGCTGCGTCTCTGTCCCCCCGCAAACGTGCTTGTACAAACGCGTTATAGTAACTAGCAGCTATATGTTTTTGCGTGTTTGAAACACGTTGAGCGACTCTGATTATATCGTACGAGTCTGCAGCAGAAGACGGATAGAAGCCCATCGTTCGCACAAACACATCCCACGCAGACATATCTTCCGATACTTTGTAGCCGCGTTTATCTACAATAGCGCCGCTTTGTGTGTAAGCGTACGCATCAGCCCATGCTTTTACCATGGTTGCGGGCGCTTCGCGGGCTATACTCTCAAGTGAAACTTTTGTGTCTATAACACCAGCGGTGCTAAGCACCCATTGCCCAAGCCCAAACGTGGTGTTAAGCGCACCTTCAGCAGCGCCAAATACTGGGCCAGCTATAGACTTTAAGTCACGCCCTACGTTAGTACCCGGTAAGAAAATAGAAGTTCCGGGTATAAGGTCGCCTAGAGATGTACGTCCACCTACATCACCGGCAAACATCGCGTTAGCAAAACCGTTTAGCAGATACGGTGATAATCCCGGCACGGCTTCATCGAGAGCTTTAGCTGCTTCCAGTCTCCAACTGCCGATACTAAAGCCCAAGCGCGCTGCAATAGTGTCAGCTAAGTCTTCAAGATCTTCAGCTCCCGGCAAACCAGATAACCCAGATAACGCAACGATACCTGAAAGCATCATTAGTTTCCCGCGCTTGTCCATGTTGCTAAGTAGTTGTACAGACATGGTAGGGAAAATCTTATACATGTATAAGAACTGTTGCGGGCCCCCGCGCCATATTGCGGGGCGGTTCATTACGGAGTACTCACCGAGAGTGTCTTCGGCTGTACGTACTGCAAACGTACTGGCTTCTTTCTTTGCAACTGCGTCGGCTTGGGTTTGCGAGTCACCGGCTGCTATGGCAGACAACCTACTACGGTCATACTGTAGCCTATACGCAGCAAGAAGCGCTGTACGGCGAGCTGCAGATTCTGTTCTGTTGAACCCCACCATCCACCCATCCATGGATTTTTGTAGCCACGCTTGAGTGACACGCCCACGAGCCGTTGCAATTAGAGAATTAGTTAAAGCTGGCTGCGCAACACCGGAGTCAATCTGTTCTGCTAGGAACTCGGCTTCGTCTTTTGTTAGCCCTGCTTTTTTAAGCTCGGAAGCACTCTCCGACATGCGCTTATAATACGACGCTCTATTTTTAGTTTTATCAAGGGCACCCTTTGTGCCAACCTGAGATGCCGCTTTACTCATAGCCGCAATAGTCGCGCCTAGAGAAAACCCGCCCCCGAAACTGGTGTAGTCATTGTACGTAGCTAAATACGGAATTGTGTTAGTAACTAAAGATATTAAGTTAAGCGCTGCAGTAGCAGGCGAACCACCTAACTGCATAAGGCTTGTAACTGAACGTATGCGCGACCCTATATCACCAGAGCCTAAATCAGATTCGTCTAGGTTTGTCTGGCTCTCCATAAACGCTAACGCTCTGGCGGACTCCCCGTAGTACGTCATAGCCATACTCACGCCGTCTTTACTAGTGCGGGAAGTACTTGCCTGCTGGTATTTATATTCGTCTAACGCTCTACGCGCTTGCGCTTTATCTATATCGGACGCTTTAGGATTGGCGGTTACTGTGTCGAAACGTTCTTGTAGCTCCGCTAAGTATTTGTCATCGTTTGCGTACCAAAGTTTTCTTGATTTTTCTAACCGTAGATCCATTAACTGATCTAAGTCAGGCCGTGCCAATGTTTTTGCAATGGTGGAAGCCCGAGACTCAAGATGTTGCGATATTGCTTTACCCGCATCTGGGTCTGCACCGGGAGTGAACGCTCGCTCTAATCTGTTACGGGCACGGTTATTTTGGCGAGTCATAGCAGTTATGACTTCTTCCATTTTTTCTGGCTTTAGGTTAATGCTGAACCTGCGCAGTCCTGTAATAAACTCATTAAGGTTAAGCTGCGGAGGGGTTCCTATACCGTCGAGTGCTTTCTCTGCTACTGCGTCAAGCACGACATCTTTTAGAACGTATTCTCCAGTAGTAGCGTCTAGTACAATTGTC